GTTCTTCTGGTTCGTACTCCAATAGGCAGTCGAGTTCCACACCTTCCACTTCGCAGTTAAATTTGTACAGGGGTTCGGTCATGCTGTCACCTCTTTCTTTGCGTCGATGCGTGTAAAAAAATCTGCTTGTTTGCTGGCTGCGCACTTCGCGCATTGATACTGATCTGCCTTGAACTCAGACCAAGTGCCTGACATTGGTGTACGCAGTATGTTTCTACCGCAAGCAGTTCTGGATGTCATGCCAGAACCGTATTTGTTTAAGTGCATTACTCTCATCTCGTTTGCTCCTTAGCTTCGGTTGTTGATGTGCCAATCATACATGATTTGACTAAGTTATCAATACCCTATGGTTTAGTCAACTATTACCCCAATACAATCAACCCTGACAGGGTGTAGTTTCCCTGTCGGCTGTGACTTATGTCTCCGCAAGAGTCGCAGTTGCCTTGATAGGGGATGGGTGACAGGACTCATCCCCTTTTTTTATTTTCCTTGTTGAGTTAATCAATTCTAGGTTAACATACTCAACATGAACTACATAACCGAAATCATAGAACGCGCTGAGAAGGCGGGGTTCAAGATGGCAGATATATGCCGTGAGGCTGGCATTGATCAGGCTCAGATGTCTCGATGGGTGGCTGGGCATACTGTGCCCTTGGTCTCCTCAATAGAGAAGCTCAGAACTGCAACCGATCGGCTCATTGAGAAACGCATCGAAGACTTGAAAGTGGGTCAGGAATGATAAGAACTATGGGGGTGGACTGTGGCGCACAGGGTGCATTTTCTTTGTATGTTGACGGCAAGTTTGATCGCGTTGTCGATATGCCTGTTGTGGAAGTCACCAGAGGTGGCAAGAACAAGCGACAGGTCTCTGCACAGGGAGTCGCAAGCATCATCAAGGACTTCGCCCCTACGCACGCATTTGTCGAGCGCACAGGCGCAATGCCAAACCAAGGCACAACCTCAATGTATGCCTTTGGTAGAGCTGCTGGAATCATTGAAGGCGCACTTGCGTCGTTTGCTGTCCCCGTCACCTATATCAACCCAACAGTCTGGCAAAAGGCTACTGGATGCGCTAAGGGTAAAGACGCAATCAGACACCGTTGTATGGAACTGCACCCAGAGCACCAGCACTTGTTTAGTCGCGTGAAGGACTCAGGTCGGGCAGACGCAACCATGATGGCTTACTACGGGGTGAATAAGGTATGACCCATCAAGAGATAAAAGAACTTGCAGGGCACAGGGCTGTGTCACCTTGGGTGATGAAGCTCGTTAATGATGCCGTGATGAAGGAAAGAGAAGCCTGTGCTGCTATCTGCGATGAACTGCACGAGGCAAGGGCTGGAGATCACAATTACTTTAAGTTTGCAGCAAATGCAATAAGAGAACTGAGAGCAAAACAATGACTGACGACGAAAGAAACACTATGCGCGAGCACATTGTCTGGTTGACAAAGGAACTAGAAGACACACGACAGCAACTCAAAGCTCGCAATGAATTGCTTGGAGAGATGCTCAACCCAGAGGCGCTTGGACACGCAGTCAGCAATGAGGTGCGTGGTCTTATCTATACGGTTTTGTACTTAACGAAAGAAAACGAACAATGATCAAACTACGCCCAAGTGCAGCAACACGCTGGCTCTCATGTCCTGCATCTGTACGGCTTTGTGCCGACATCCCTTACCAGCCAGCAGGTGAAGCTGCGCAGATCGGTACTGCCATTCACGAAGTAGCTGAGACTGCATTCTTAACGAATGCAAGCCCATACGACTGGATTGGACAGACCGTCAAGGACATTGTGATAACTGAGCAGAACGCTGACTTTGCACAGGCTCATGTGAACCATATACGCGACTTGGAGTTGCGTCTTGGCACTCTAAAGGTTGAGCAGTATGTAACCGTGTACAAGGACAAGGACATTGAGCTTGGTGGTACTGCCGATGTGGTGGCATGGAGTGACGAGCAGTCAACGCTTTGCATTGCGGACTTAAAGACTGGCAGAGGCTATGTGGACGCTGACAGCGACCAGATGAAGATATACGCTATCGGTGCGATGCGACTCACAAAGACAGAGTTTCAAAACATTGAACTCTCAATCATCCAGCCACATCACGGTGAACCACGCACTCACAAGATTAGTTTCAAAGAACTTAACGACTGGGCTGCGAACAATCTCACACCAGCAATACAAGCCATCAAGAAGGGCGACACCGAACCCACGCCAACAGAGTCAGGTTGCCAATGGTGTCCTGCCAAGGCGATCTGTCCTGCACAGCGTAAAGGGTTCGAGGTCATTGCGTCTCAACCTGATCTAACGCAACTTAACAAAGAAGACATCAAGTCAATCATGGTGACGCTAACACCTGAGCAGATCGAGGACTTGCTGGATCGCGCACCACTTGTTGAGAAGTTCATTGACGCTGTGCGTGCTCACGCAATCACTCGCATTGAGGCTGGTGAAGTAATCAAGGGCTGGCAGATGCAACCGAAGCGTGCGTACCGCAAGTGGATCGACGAGGAAAAGGCAAAGCACGCATTGCACGACGCTGGTATCCCAGCAGATAAGTTGGTCTCTAGTGAACTAATTAGCCCATCTGAAGCAGCCAAACTGCTACCCAAAGAATCAAAAGACTTAATTGACACGCTAACAAAGAAAGAGTCTAGTGGTCTTACTCTTGCGCGTGATTACTCATTAGGTCAATAATCCATTCCCCCAAACCGTTGCCGTGTGCAACATTTTTAACTTGAACTCGAAAGGCTCAAATGCTTAATCTCTCATCATCATCTGGCGGTGGTAATTACATCCGCTTTATGCCATCTGCTAACGCATGGCTCAACAGCAACAAGGAAGAATTCACACCAAAGAAAATGGTTGTGGATACGAACAGTCTTCAGACTGGTTGGATGCACCTCGGAGAAGGTGTACGCGACTGGCAACCAGACGCAAGTTTGGGAAAGAAAGGACCACAGCCAAGTGCAGACCACAAGCGTGGTTTCTCCATTAAGTTTTACAACAAGGAAATGGGACTTGCTGAGTGGAGCGCGAACGGCACAGGTCCTAACATGGGCTTAGAGAAGTTGTGGAAGGCAATCGAGGCAGGACAACAAGCCAACGCTGGCAAGTTACCAGTCATTGAGTACAAAGGCTCGACGCTAGAGAAGATCGGCAAGGGCACTACACGCATTCCTAACTTTGATGTTGTCAGTTGGATTGATCGTCCTGCTGGCATGGACGCGGTGGATGATGGCACTCAGAGCTTTGATAGTAACGGCAAGATCACGATGGGAGCGCCAGCAGCACCAGCTCCAGCACCAGCACCTAAAGCAGCGCCTAAGACTGCTATGGCTGCCGCAGTAGAAGACGACGAGATGTTTTAACTAATGGGAAAGACGGGGCTGATCTAACGGTCAGTCCCGTTTTTTTTCCTCTATGGAAAACACACAAGAATTTTGGATGCTGCTTCTTATTGCGTTGGCTCAAAGGGTCTATGAATTGGAGCAGAGATTAGAACTATTAGAAGGACAAGAATGCAAGCCGAACAAATAGCGCAAGCGCTTGGCAACGCAAAGAAGGTGGGTAACGGCTGGTTGGCGAGCTGTCCTGTCAGTTCACACGGTCAAGGCAACGGGGACAGGAATCCAAGCCTAAGCGTGACAGAAGGCGAGGACGGTAAGCCCTTGTTTTTCTGTCACGGTGGGTGCGATCAGGAGACGGTGTTCCATGCCGTGAAGGACTACGGGTTGCTACCTGACCTGCCAAACCCGACAGACTTCCTCACCCAGTTAAAGCCATTACCAAAACATGAACCAGTATTGGAGCAGGAGTGGCACTACACCGACGAGGACGGGGTGACTCAGCACATTAAGCAGAGATACAAGACCTTTGACGCTAAAGGCAAGACCTACAAGCAGTACAGGGTTGACGAGAACGGTAGACGGCACGCGAGTATGACTGGTGCGAACATAGTCCCGTACAACCTGCCAGAGGTTGACTTTGCAAGGAAGACTGGCAGAACTGTCTTCTTGTGCGAAGGCGAGAAGGCAGCCGACGCTCTCAAGTCTTTAGGTGTGGTGGCAACCTGCACGCATAACGGTGCAAGCAGCTTCCCCGAAGATGTCGTCAAGCACCTTGTTGGACTCACCATTGCGATAGTCCCTGACAACGACACGGTGGGCTGGGAATACGCAAGGAAAGCAGTTGCAGCTCTCAAGTCGGTTACAAAAAGTATCCGAGTCGTGGACTTACAGCTCAAGGAGATCAAGGAAGACGCATACGAGTTTGTGCATAAGTATGGTGGTGACAAGGATCGGCTGGTTGACCTGACAAAAGCCACGCAAGCAGTCACAAGTGAACTGGATGTAACGACACCTGCAAGGTTACTCGGAGTTGCTGAGACGCAAGAAACTCAAGAGTTGGAGTTGCCACAAGCACCACTTGCAAGAGAAGGATTCAAGCTAGAAGCGTGGGACGACATCGAGGACGAACCTGTCGAGTGGCTCATTCAAGGAGTCATACCGCAGAGATCATTCGTTGCTCTGTACGCACCTCCAGCGTCATTCAAGTCGTTTGTGGCGCTTGACATTGCCGAGTGCATCGCAACTGGAAGGCAATTCCTTGGACACGAAATAGCCAAACAAGGTGCAGTCTTGTACATCGCGGGTGAGGGTCATGGCGGTATCGGAACAAGGATCAAAGCCCTAAAGACGCACCACGGCACGCCAGAAGGAACACCTGTTTACTTTCTCAGAAGACAGGTCAACCTTAGAAGCTCACAAACAGACCTCAAGGACTTGGTTGCAGCCATTGATGACCTCAAAGCAATCCATGAGATTCACTTCGAGATGATCATCATCGATACCTTAGCCAGAGCATTTGGCGGTGGAAATGAGAACGCAAGTGAGGACATGGGTGCATTCATCACGGCTGCTGGTGCAATCCAAGGCAAGTACGAGTGCTCACTATTGGTGGTGCACCATGCTGGTAAGGACGCAACCAAAGGACTGCGCGGTCACTCTTCCCTGCTCGGAGCAGTAGACACAGAACTGGAGATCATCCGCATAGAAGGCGCTCAACCGCCTAAAGGAATCCTGCACATCAGCAAGCAAAAGGACGGGGAAGACGGTCAGCGCATAGGGTTCAGAATGGTCGAGGTCAGCTCCACTTCTGGCGGTGTGGTGGACTTTGAGTCAGGCGATTCAAGCCTTGCGGTAGAGGCTGACGAGGAAGCCATTAACGACAGAAAAGAGTCCATGAAACCGCCAGATAAGAAGGGCAAAGGGACTAACCAGAAGATCGCTTTGACCTCTCTACATGAAGCAATAGCCAAGTTTGGGGAGATGCAAACCATCAACGGGATGCGCAATAAGTGCATAAAGATTGAGCAATGGAGGGTCGAATTTAAGGCTCGACTTGGCAGCGATGTGCATCCAGAGACGCTAAAAAAGGCTTGGCAACGGGTCAAGTTGGACTTGGTTGAAATGGAAAAAGTAGTAATTTATGATGATATGTGCTGGGCTGTGTTTGAAGAAAAAGATGACGCAAAACAGTCCAATTCTGTGGTCAGTTTGGTGAAGAAATGATGTGGGGGGACAGGGACAAATGGGGGACAAATAGGGGACAACACAAAATGCATTTGTCCACTCCAAAAAGGTGGACAGATGGATGGGGTGTGTATGTATACACCCCATCTGTCCCCCTTTGGATATGTCGTAGTTTCTGAGTTTTAAGAATTGGAGAAAAAAATGAGCAAGAAGAGAATTGGTAGTGTGGTTAAAGGGTTAAAGCAGCCAGAATTCCCGATGAATACTTTTGAAGTATTTATGAATTCGAGGCTTTTGGAGCTGTCTGTGGTCAAGCGTGAGCACGAAAAGCGTTGGGGCATCAACAGGTTGATCGAGTTGGTGGACTCAGAGTTTCGGATCAAGGTGTGGACTCAGGCAGAACGAGTCTTCGATGCGTCGAAGTCAAGGGACGAGGTGAAGTTGGATCGTGCTGTCGGTGGAATGATCAAGGCTTATGCAGCGCTCGAAGCGTGGGCGGTCGAGAACGGTGTGCCTGAGATGCCAGCGATCGTTGCAGTCGAACATGAGATGAAGGACGGGTCGGTGATGGTGGTCGTTGGAACACATCACGACGCGACGCTTTACCAGCAGTTCAGACCCGATGTACAGAATCGTCACATCTGGACGATGGAAGAGCTGGAGTTGATCATGGAGTCACCAGTCATCAAGGAGACCATGAAGATCAAGGCGTTGATGCCTTGTGCTGCACTTGTCAGGTTGGATAAGGATGCGAAGGAGTTTCCACTTGGCGGTGCGTCAGGATTTGATGATGTCAAGTCGGACGAGTTAGAGGCTTCGTCGTTGCCAAAGGTGTTCGACACCAGCAAGATGGGCAAAAATAGGGCTAATCGGGCTTTGGAGGAGATTTAGATGAGAGTTGATACTTTGTGGTGGGTAAGTGGTTTTAATCGCTTGGAGGGCTTTTAAATGGCTGGCAGACCAAAACGCAAGGCTGACTTGGCTACGCTGGACTCGTTGCCCAAAGAACACATCATCTCGATGCTTGAGGCTGGACAACCAATCGCTCGCATCTGTTACGCGCTCGGTGTTGGTCGTGTTGCACTCGAAGAATGGCTCAATTCACCCGATAATGAAGGCCTTGCCTCGCGTGCGCGCGCGAAGGCAGCAGATGACATGGTTGCGGAAAGCATACTAATTGCTGACGAAACCGATGTAGAAGAAGTCCAAAAGGCTCGTTTAAGGGTGCAAACGAGGCAATGGGTCGCAGAGCGCTGGAATCCTGCTGCCTATGCCCAGAACAAGATGCCGTCGGTGCAGGTCAACTTGTCGGGGATGCGACTGGATGCGTTGCGACGCATCGAGGTCGTCGAGGATGTATCCACAGACAAGTTGTCCTAGTTATCTACATTCGTGTGAAAAGCGCCAGAGTTATCCACATTTATGCTTACAAACCTGTGGATAACAGCAAAATAACTTTACATAATGAACATAGTATAAAGTAGGAGTAGAGTTTAGTATTCATTTCTGCCTGTTTTCTGCTGACTGATTCGGGAAAACCCCCCCCCTTCGCTTGGCGCGACGGGGCGGGCTGAAACTGCACCCCGACAGATACCGAACCCACACCCCCCACACCCCCCTACTCGCACAGCACCACGCTCCCACAAAAAAAATAAAAAAATTCCATGCACAATTCGCCCATGACGACAAAATCAACTCCGACAGAAAAAGAGAAAAAGAAACTACACCCCGATGTCCAGCAGACGCTAGAACGCATCCACGACAAGAAGCAAGACGAACTCGCACACAACCCATTCGTTGCGTTCACGATCCGCTACAAGAACAACCCCGTCCTATTTGTCAAGGAAGTCTTAAAGGCGAACCCCGACAACTGGCAAGAGACATTCCTAACGCACATCGCTAAGGGCAACCGACGCATATCTGTCAGGTCAGGTCACGGTGTCGGCAAGTCAACCGCAGCGTCATGGGCAATCATCTGGTACTTACTGCTCAGGTATCCCGTCAAGGTAGTGGTCACCGCACCCACATCCAGCCAGTTATACGACGCGCTCTTTGCGGAACTCAAGCGCTGGGTTAAGGAACTGCCTGAGACCTTGAGGGATATGCTCGAAGTTAAGCAAGACCGTATCGAGGTCAAGGAGGCAGCGACAGAGGCTTTCGTGTCCGCAAGGACATCAAGGGCAGAGCAACCCGAAGCCCTGCAAGGCGTGCACTCAGAGAATGTGATGCTGGTGGCTGACGAGGCGTCTGGTATCCCTGAGCAGGTCTTCGAGGCTGCTGCTGGATCAATGTCGGGGCACAGCGCTGTGACCCTACTGCTCGGCAACCCCGTCCGAAGCTCAGGATTCTTCTACGACACGCAAAACAGATTGGCTAACGACTGGGTGACGATGAAGGTGTCTTGCGTTGACTCTCCCAGAGTAAGCGAAGCCTATGTCGAGGAGATGAAAGCCCGTTACGGTGAGGAATCCAATGCCTACCGTATCAGGGTACTGGGCGAATTCCCACGCGCAGACGACGACACGATCATCCCGATGGAGTTACTAGAACTCGCCAAGCACCGCGATGTCGAGACATCTCAGCACGCCAAACTGATCTGGGGCTTGGATGTCGCACGCTTTGGTGGAGATCGTTCTGCACTCAGTAAGCGCCAAGGCAACGCACTCATTGAACCCACGAAGGTCTGGAAGAACTTGGACTTAATGCAGTTAACGGGCGCAGTCGTCGCAGAGTGGGAAGCCTTGCCCCCAAGTCAGCGCCCCCACGAAATCATGGTCGATAGCATTGGTCTTGGTGCTGGCGTAGTTGACCGTCTGCGGGAACTGGGTCTTCCTGCTCGCGGCATCAATGTCTCCGAGTCCCCCGCGATGGGCACGACTTACAGGAATCTGAGGGCAGAGCTTTGGTACAAGGCAAAAGCGTGGTTTGAGGCGCGTGACTGTCGTATTCCAGCCGACGAGGAGCTGGTGGCAGAACTGGCAACTGTCAGGTACTTCTTTACCTCTAGCGGGAAGATGCAGGTCGAGGGCAAGGACGACATTAGAAAGCGTGGCTTGAAGTCACCCGACAAGGCTGACTCCTTCGTCCTGACATTCGCAAGCGATGCAGCTGTCGGGATGTTTGGTGCAAGCGCAAGCCAGAAGTGGTCTCAGCCGTTGCGTAGAAACCTCTCACGGGTTGCATAATTCGTCTATCCCAATTTAAGGAGTAACTGACATGATGAAGAAGACAAAGACAGAGAAGAAAATCTCTAAGGTATATAACGAGTTCAAGGCAGGGAAACTGCACTCAGGCAAAGGCGGTCCAGTCGTCAAGAGCAAGGCTCAAGGATTGGCTATTGCATTGTCTGCTGCTGGCGTGAAGCCTAAAAAGGGAATGAAGTAATGGCTTCCTCATACCCCAAGCACCTTCAAGGCGCAATGGACCAGATGATGTCCGAGAGCGACACCAGCCAATGTCCTATGCCAACGCAAGACATCACTCTGAATTTAAAGAACCGCGCAAAGGCGATCACTACTGCGAAGTACGGTCCTGAGAATCCTGCCCTACCAAACACCCCGTTTTGGCAACGCAAGGCTGATACATGGGATGTCTCTGTCGAGGACGCAAAGAAAAGCCTTTGCGGAAACTGCGCAGCGTTCAATGTCTCCGACAAGATCAAGGAGTGCATTGCACAAGGCATCGGCAACGAGGCTGATCCTTGGGGCACGATCAAGTTGGCTGATCTTGGCTACTGCGAAATCTTCGACTTTAAGTGCGCAGCATCCAGAACCTGTGATGCTTGGGTCGTTGGTGGTCCAAACAAGGGCGAAGGCGATAACCAAGACGGTGAGATGGGTGATGGTGAAGACGACTCGTCTGAATCATTGATCACGATCAATATCGAGGGTAAGGACTAAGCCATGAAGCAAGGACTCTACGCAAACATTCACGCCAAGCAAAAGCGCATCGCTGCTGGCTCAGGCGAGAAGATGAACCGCGTCGGCTCTAAGGCAGCGCCTAGTGCTGCCGACTTCAAGGCTGCTGCCAAGACTGCCAAGAAGCCAAAGGCTAAGAAGTGAGCGCAGCATGGCAACGCAAGGAGGGCAAGTCACCCAAGGGTGGCTTGAACGCTAAGGGTCGTGCCTCGGCTAAGGCTGAAGGCATGAACCTCAAGCCCCCCGTCAAGTCAGGCGACAACCCACGACGCGCCAGCTTTCTCGCTCGCATGGGCAATATGGCTGGTCCTGAGTACAAGGACGGTGAAAAGACCCGTCTTCTTTTAAGTCTTAACGCATGGGGCGCAAGCTCGAAGGCAGACGCGAAGGCGAAAGCCAAAGCCATATCCGCAAGGAATAAGGCTAAAAAGTGATCCCCATCTGCATAGCAACGGTTAACGGCAAGGGTTTGCCAGTCCTCTTGGAATCCATCAAGCAATACGCGCCAGAGGCGTTTGTTTATCTTCGTGGCACAGAGAGAGTCGTCTCTGGCTACAAGAATGCAAGGCTAATCTTTGGCGAACCCAGTAACTTTGGCGATGACTACAACGAAGTGATCGACGATGCTTTGAAGTACGCACAGGCGTGCATTGTCTGCAATGACGATGTGGTGCTGACACCGAACTCTTACCAGCGACTGCTCGAAGATGTGCAAGTTATCCGCGAACTAGAACCCAATGTCGGCTGGGTTGGCGCTCGAAGCGATTGTGTGAGACCAAGCCAAAACATCAGATACAACCCTGACGCTGACCCGCTTTACATGAACCGCTTTAAGTCCGAGCAGTTCATTCGCCCGACTGAGAACATTTCCCCAATCTTTGCGTATATCTCCAGAGACGCATGGCATCACGGCAGGTTTGGACCATTGAACTGGTATTCAGACGATGTGAGCTGCGCAGACCTCACAGCTCAAGGCTATCGTCACTTTGTCTCGAGCGCCTATGTCCATCATGTCGGTAGCCAAACGATTGGCGAGAACGCACAGAAACTTGTTGCTGAGGCTTTGCCTTGGATAA